TCCGCAAGGTCGCGCACTTCAGCAAGAACCTCCTTGCCGCGCTGCAATCCCCCGTGATTGTCGGAGGTAACAGTGTCGCGACTTTTGTCGATAGCTTTGGGAATAGCGCAACAGTTGGTGCTGGCGGAGACGCTACCGGACTGCAATATGACTCCCCCGCCAAGTTCGGGCTCGGTGTGGACGCAAGTGTTATACAAACCCCCGCTCTAAAGTTCCCTGCGACTCAAGTTTCATCTGCAAACGTCAACACGCTGGATGACTATGAGGAAGGAACTTGGACGCCTGTTGATTCGTCAGGTGCCGGATTGATATTCTCGCTGGCCACCGGGTATTACACAAAAATCGGTAATGTGGTGACGTTCAGTGCAACCGTCGTTTATCCGACAACTTCAGACACAGCAAGCGCAAGTTTTTCAAAGCCTCCATTTGCGAACGTCACTGAAGCTGCGGCCTCTATTACTTCAAACGCTGGATCTGCTTTGCAAGGAATGATTAACTCGACTGGCGTAGTTATCTACCCTGGCGGGTCATTCGCAAATACAGCAAACGCTGATTTGTCGGGGCGCGTGTTGTACGTCAGTGGCACATATTTGACATCAACATGATGAAACTCGACAAAATCACCCACACCCTCGCAGGCGCAGCCATCGCTGCGGCCCTGCTGCCTTTTGGGCTCATCCCGGCGCTGCTGGCTATCGTCGCGGCAGCAGTCGGCAAAGAAGTATGGGATGCACAGGGGCACGGCACGCCCGACCACATCGACGCGCTGGTGACCATCTCGGGTGGCGCCGCCATGCTGGGCTGGCTGCTGTACGCCGCGCCGGCCATCGCAAAAATTACCTGACCATGCACTGGACCACACATGGCTGAATTCAAAACCATCCACACCACCTACGGCCTGGCGGCAATCGCGGCAGCCGAGGCCAGCGGCATCCCGATCAACCTGACGCACATGGCGGTTGGGGATGGAGGCGGGTCTGCGGTCGCGCCTACCGAGGGAATGACTGCGCTTGTCAACGAGCGTTGGCGAACGACGATCAACACGGTGACTCAGGATCCAGCCAATCCAGCGGTCTTCTACGTCGAGATTATGATCCCTGCGGCCACGGGCGGCTGGACCATTCGTGAGGTGGGCGTCTTCGACGATGACGGCAACCTGTTCGCTGTCTCGAACTACCCGGAGACCTACAAGACTGTCCCTGGTGATGGCGCCACCAATGACTTGGTCATCCGGCTGGAGATCATTGTCTCCAATGCCAGCGTGATCACGGTGACGATTGACCCGAGTGTGTCGATAGCCAGCCGGACCTGGGTGCTCAACAACGTCACCATGGCCACGCTGCAGCCGGGCGGCACCACCGGCCAGGTGCTGACCAAGCAAAGCAACGCGGACGGCGACGCAGACTGGCAGGATCCGGACAGCAACACCGTGCTGGTCAACACACTGGAGGAGCATCAGACGCTGGCAGCCAGCCAGGCGGTCATCGCCATGACGCAGCGCACGACCTTCGGTCTGTCGGTGCTGATTGAGGGGGTGCGACTGCCTCGGCGCGCTGGTGCTGGCGGCTGGCAGCAGGGTGTGGATGACACACACATCGTGCTTGGCGGGCCGACCGGCGGCGGCTTCTACCCCGTCGGCACCGAGGTGACGATGTTGCAGAACGAGCCGGCCGGCAACCTGCCGACGCCGCTTGAGCGCAGCTTGAACCTGTCGGACTTGGCGAGCGTGCCGACGGCTCGCGCCAATCTTGACGTCTACAGCAAGGCGGAGACCGACCAAAAGGCCCCGGCTGGCCTGGTTGGGTACTTTACCAGGAACGCGGCACCAGCTGGCTGGCTCAAGGCCAACGGTGCTCTGGTCAGCCGCGCCACGTATGCGACGCTGTTTGCCGCCATCGGCACGACGTTCGGTGTGGGTGATGGCAGCACGACGTTTGCATTGCCCGACCTTCGTGGGGAGTTCATCCGTGGATGGGATGATGGGCGCGGGGTGGATTCTGGGCGAGCGCTTGGATCGGCGCAGGGCCACCAGTTTGAAAGCCACTCTCACGAGATTCCAACATTCGGACGCGATGGATCTGGGCAATATGGGAAGGTCGGTGACTCTGGCGGCGGACGGACAAACACCGGTATCACGATGAATTCAGGCGGCACTGAAACCCGCCCCCGCAACGTAGCCATGCTCTCCTGCATCAAATACTGATCATCATGACCAGCAAAACCGTCTACCAGACCGACAGCGAAGGCTGGTTCATTGGCGCCACGGAGGCCGATGAAAGCCCGCTGGAGCCAGGTGTCTACCTGATCCCGGCCAACGCCTACGAGCAGGCTCCGCCGACTCGCAGCACGTGGCCTGAAGGCCAGTGGCCGCGTCGAAGCGGCAAGCGCTGGGTTATGCAGTTGCCGCCAGTGGTGGCGCAGCAAAACCCCCAGGCAAAGCTGGCGGCCTTCCTTGCGGCCAACCCTGATGTCGCAGCCATGATTGAGGGCGCAAGCCCGGGAGGTGTATGAGTCGCGTACTTGATATGTGGGCCGGGATGACCGGCACAGTTTTGGACTTTGCGGGCGCCACGGCGCCGAATGGCTGGCTTCTGTGCTATGGCCAGTCACTGCTTCGGGCGGACTATCTGACCCTCTTTGGGGTGATCGGCACTACGTTTGGCTCGGTGGACGGAACGCACTTCAATCTGCCGGACTGCCGCGGTCGCGTGCATGCCGGCAAGGACGACATGGGGGGCGTGGCCGCGAGTAGGCTGACCAATGCCGCTGGCGGTGTTGCTGGCGCTACATTGGGCGCTGCTGGTGGTACAGAAACCCACACGCTGACCACGGCGCAGATGCCTCAGCACAGTCACGGTGTCACGGACCCAGGGCACGCCCACTCGACAACATTCCGCCTTGGCACTTCTTCAGGTGGCTTCGGTTACCCGATGGGCAGCACTGTGGACGACGCAACCCACACCGCCACCGTTGAGGGCGCCAGCACGGGCATCACGATTCAGAACCAAGGCAGCGGTAACGCCCACCCAAGCACCCAGCCAACCATCGTGTTCAACAAGATCATCAAGGCGTGACCTCCTTGCGTCGTGACATGACACTCGCGTCAGCAGTCGCGAGAAAACAATGCCAGAGCCAACATCTACCGCCGCCACCACGCTGATTGCAGCGTCTGCCACCGTTCCAACCCTCGCGGCGTTCGGCGTTCCACTCGGGCTTCGGCCTGATGTTCTGATCGCTGGGTTTGCTGGCAGCCTCGTGGCCATCATCTTGCTCAACAGCGTGCCGTCGGTGGATGGCTCGCTGGTGGGCTTGCTCAGATCAACCACCCGCAGGATGGCTGTCGCTTTTGCGTCGAGTCTCACGGCGGGTTACCTGACCCCGATCATGCTCATGATCAATGTCCTGCCTGACCCGCTCTTGCTGGGCGTGGCATTCGTTGTCGGCGGTGGTGCTCAGCGCATCTATGCGGCGGTGATCAACCGCTTCAGCAAGCAGACTGACGGAGGCGTGGCATGACTGCGCCGACATTGCTCCTTGTGGTCCATTGGCTGGCCGGGTTCGTGGTGCTGGCAGCCGGGCTGCACCGGCTTGAGCATTTGAACGTGCTCAGAAAGGGCCTGACGCGCCAGGCGCGCGTCATGCTGTGGATCGAGGCTCTGGCCTGGTCTGGGCTCTGTGTTGGCGCCGCTGGCGCCATCATCACGCCGCTGCTTCCGCTGGAGAGGCCAACACTGCAGGACTCCTGTGTGATGGCTGGTCTGGCGGCTTTGCTGATGATCCTCCGACAAAAAGGTGAGCCATGTCTTCAGTGAGAACGCCATCCGACTGGAACCGCATCTTGGTGCAGTGCCAGGTCAAGCCCCTGACGGCTGCCAAGTGGGCGGCCGTTTTTGCCACCGAGATCCTGCCTGGCACCTTCTCGGCGGGCGACTCCGAGGTCGACGACTTCTTGGGCCAGGTGCTGCACGAGTCGGGTCACCTTGAGCGCATGGAGGAGAACCTGAACTACAGCGCCGAGCGCATGTGCGTGATCTGGCGGTCGCGCTTCCCGTCTGTCGGCGCTGCTGCGCCATTCGCCCGCAACCCCGAGGCCCTGGCCAACAAGGTCTACGGTGGCCGACTGGGCAACACCTCGCCAGGTGACGGCTGGAAGTACCGCGGGCGCGGCCTGCTGCAGGTCACAGGCAAGGACAATTACACCGCAGTCGGCAAGGCCATCGGCGTTGACCTGGTTGCCAAGCCCGAGCTCATGGCCACGCCAGCCATCGCGCTGCGCGCGTCGATTGCGTGGTGGGAGAAGAACGTGCCCGACTCCGTCATGGGCGACATCGTGCGCGTGAGCAAGCGGGTCAACGGCGGCACCATCGGGCTGGATGAGCGACGCAAGCTCACGGATGCAGCACGCAAGGGGTTGGCATGATCACGCCGTCGCAGATCAAGCTGCTGGCCGTCGGCGGCGCCTTCCTGGCGCTGCTGGCGTTGTGTGGGTGGCAGGAGGTGCGGGTGTCCCATGCCAAGGCTGACCTGGCCACCGAGAAGGCGGCGCACCAGAAGACCAAGACCGACGGCGCCCAGGCCCTGGTGCTGGCCGTCGAGAACGCACGCAAGACCGAGTCCGACCTTCGTGCCAGCCTGGACCAGCTCCAGGCCCAGGCCGCCCAGGAGAATGAGAATGCCAAAGCCCGTGAAGATGCTCTTGCCGATGCTGTGCGCTCTGGCGCTCGCCGGTTGTCAGTCGTTGCCAAGTGCCCAGGCGCCGCTCCAGCAGGCGGAAGTGCCGCCTCTGCCGGCGGCGGTGGGGCCACGCTACAGAGAGCCGAACTTGACGTCCCGACTTCTGAAAGAATTCTCGCCATCGGACGAGACGGCGACCGCAACACCCGCGAGCGCAACCTCTGCGTCGAGTCCTACGAGTCGGTGAGGGCTCGCCTGAACGCACTCAACCTGCGCATCAGCGGCGCCGGCCAGTAGGCTCGCGCGCCGCCGAGCACGACGTGCACCGGGTGAATCCGTAAGACCGGCGCACCTGGTGCATGTCATCCCCGCAGTCCGCGCACTCGACGGGGCCATAGCCGCGCTCGCCCGGCTTGTAGGTCACCACTTCGCGGGCTCGGTTGTTCTGTGCCCAGATGGTGGCTTCGTGTTCTTGTGCTTTGTCTTCCAGCGACATACTGCTCCTCTTGTTACGAGGAGTTTGATGTCCCGACGCTCTCGCGACCCAGGCGATCGATACGATCGCGATACATCTTCGCCAGCGCTGCGTAGTATTCGGCTGAAGCCTCGTACTCCAATGCTTTGATGTTCGCCTCGTGCAATTGGTTTTCAATGATCTTGGCGGGCTGGATGCGGGTGAAAAGCTGGTTGAGCATGGTGGTTATGCCGGGCCTACCGGCGTGGGGTTGATCACACTCACCAGGGCGCACCCTGGTGGCTGGGGTCAGCCCGTTGTTCGATCAATGTTGGCGACCGATGCTGTAGCCCAATCGGGCGTGGCGCTCCACCACGAGGCCAAGGATTTGCGCGCTGTTTTCGACAAAACCCCAGTCGATGCCCAACTCGCGGCACTGTTTCTTGCTGATGTAGGTGAAGCCGCGAGTGCCGCCTCCAGGTGTGCCGTTCTTGACTTCCAGCATTTGCTCATACAGGTCGGATGCGCCGCGGATGCTTGGGTTGGTTGCTCTGGTCATGTCGTTCTCCGGTGGTTTGCTTGGATCAGGCCTCGTACTGGGCGCGGATCTGTTCGGCTTGTTGTTGGCTTTGGCCGTAGTACGGGTGACCGTCTCGGCCCTCGGCCAGCCAGTCGTTCACTCCGGCTTGAATCTGCTGCTCCAGGTTCATATCGCTGAAACTGGGGTTGTTGACTTCGTAGGCGCTGCTCATTTCGTTCTCCGGTGCTTTCTTTGATGTCTCAATCTTAACCAAAAAAGATCAAGTTGTGTTGACGGTTACACAAAAAAGCAACACCCGGTAGTTACCCGGGTGCTGTGAGTGTCAAGCCACCAGCGTCAGCGCTGGCCGGTCAAGGCCTGGGCTGCGCCCGTCCACTGGTGGTTCGGGCGCAGGTTGGGCTCAGGCCTTGGGTGGCCTGGGCGCAGCATGCTGGTCGGGCCCTTGCCGCGAAGGCCAGGCCTCGACCACGTGGCGCACGTTGCCCATGGCGAGAGGCTGCAGTGGCGCGCGGTCGATGCGCAGGGTGACGCCCATCTTCCCTGCCGCCACCACCAGGCTCTCACCAAGCTGTCGGATGTACTCTGCACTGGCTTCCGGTGAGTCCATGGCCGCCATCATTTCATCGGGCCGGACGAGGATGTTCGCCATGGTCATGCTCCCGTGCTGCCAAGACCGCCGGCGCCACGCTCCGTGGTGCCAAGCTCGTCGACCTCGACCATCTCCACCCTCGGGATCGGCACGATCATGGCCTGGGCGATGCGGTCGCCGGGGCGGACGATCAGGACCGGGACCGTGTCTTGGTCGCATGTCAGCTTGACCATGAGCTCGCCGCGGAAGTCGCTGTCGATCACGCCGGTGCAGTTGGCCAGGCGCACGTCGTTCTTGAACCCGTGACCGCTGCGGCTGAACACCAGCATGACGTGGCCTTCAGGGATCTCGAAGGCCAGGCCGGTACGGAGGGTCAGGGGGTTGAAGTCGTGGACGCGGCGCTCCTCCATGTTGTCCCAGTCGGGACTACCCCATGGCGCCAGGGCGTGGATGTCGAAGCATGCGGCGCCAGCGGTAGCGTACTGGGGCAGGATGGCTGCCGGGTCGAGTTTTTTGACTTTGAGTTGCATGGTGGTAGTGCGGTTGTGCGCTCACGCGCGGGGTTGGAAAATGATGCGGAAGGCAAAGCGCAGCCGGTGGATCAGCGGCGCGTTGCGGATGTCAGCAGGTGGCCGCCCATCCTTCGGCAGTGGGCACCAGGCGGTCAGGTACTGGCCCAGCTCCCCGTACCAGTGCCCGATGATCGCCACGCCGCCAACGGTCAGCAGCAGCACGCGCTTGCCGAGGTGGGGACATGCCTCGTGGCGCCAGTAGACGTCACCAGGTGGGGCGGCGATGTAGTCTTTGGTGGTGGTCATGTGGTCTTGTTGGTCATCTCATGCAGCTTGCGCGCATCGGCCAGGATCCGGTCGGCCTCTTCAATGCCGCGCCAGTGCATGAGTGGGTTGATGGTGCGGCCACGGTCGTTCTTGGGCCACAGCTTCTTGTGGTCGTCGCGCAGCACCGTCTGCCCCGTCTTGGCGTTGGACTCGAACAGCATGGCGCGGTCGCTCACGCCGTAGAGGTGGAGGTGCTTGTCAGTGCGCGTCGGCTTGGCTTTCAGCAGCCAGCGGCACTCGCAAGAATGCCTCCACGCCTCCGAGGCGGTGTCCACGTCCTGGCCGGTTAGGGTGTCGAAGGCTGTGGGCATTCCGGTCGCTCGTTGTCGTACAGGTAGAACTCATTGTCGCCGCTGCGCTCAAAAGCTCCCAGGCACTCGTCGTGCATCTTGACAGTGCTGGCATCACCATCATCAAACCAGCGCCAGCGGTGGTACAGGCTTCCTGGTTCGATCTTCTGGCCGCACCATGAGCACCGGTGTTGCTGCCTGGCCTTCTGTGTTGTTCGGGTTGTGCTGCCGCAACTCATACCACCACCGTCACCTTCTCGGCTGCCCGGGTGACGGCCGTGTAGATGTGCTTGGCAGCGTTCTCGCGGAAGACCGAGCTCTCGTCGAAAACCAGCACGTTGTCCCAGGCCGAGCCTTGCGACTTGTGCACCGTCAGCGCATACCCATGGCAGAACTCATCCGCCCGCTTGCGCATTCTCCAGTCCATCTCCTTCTCGGTGCCGCGGAAAAACTCGAACGGCGTCTCGACGTCGACGGGGATGATGGACTCGGGGTCGTCCAGCGACGCCACGCGCATCATGAACTTGGATCCCTCGATGCCCACCTTGTCGACGGTCCACAGGCCGCCGTTGAGCAGGCCCTTGGTGCGGTTGTTCTTCAGGCACACCAGGCGGTCGCCCTTGGTTGGCATCCAGTCCTCGGGCCGGCCGTAGATGCCGCGCAGTTCACGCACGCGCCTGTTGAAGGTCTGGCGCGTCGCGTTGCGCCCGCACAGCAGTTGGTCGGCGTCCAGCACGAACTCGCGCATGGTCTCCTTGCTGATGTCGGCGCGGCGCACCACCAGGCTGTCGCCGTACTGGCCTGGCGCCAGGCCTCGCCCCTCGCGGATGTCCATCGACATGCGGATGATTGGCGATTCCGCTGCCTGACGATGGATCTCGGTCAGCATGATGTCCGGGTCCTGGCCGGTGAAGAAGCCTTCTCCGCTGATCGGCGGCAACTGGAACGGGTCGCCCAGCACCAGCACCTTGGTGCCAAAGCTCAGCAGGTCCTGGCCGATGTCGGGCCCCACCTGAGACACCTCGTCGACGATCGCCAGCCTGGCGGTCAGCACGCCGCTGTCCTTGTTGAGCTTGAACTCGGTGTAGCCGGTGACCTCGTCCTCGACGGGCTTGTAGATCATCGAGTGGATCGTGGTCGCGTTTTCGCACCCATTCTGGCGCAGGACCAGGCTGGCTTTGCCGGTGAACGTCATGAAAACCACGTCACCGCCGACAGCCCCAGCGATCTCTTTCGCCATGGTGGTCTTGCCCGTGCCAGCGAACCCGAACACGCGCATCACCTGGGGCCCGCCTTTTGCGAGAGCCCATCGTTTGATTTTCAGCAGCGCTGCAGCTTGCTGTGGTGACCATTCCATATAATCCTTTGTTGGGTCACGACGCGGCGGCGGCCAGCAGGTCGGGCAGCAGCTTGATCTGGATGCCAAGGCGGTGCGCCACCTGGATCTCAAGGTGGGCGCCGTTGCTGTTTTCCCACCCAGGCAGCATCGTGATGACGTCGCAGTCGCAGAGCGCTTTGATGTCGGCGCGCATGCACTGGTGCCAGTCGCCAGCGGCATCGGCGTTGATCTCTGCCGGGTTTACCACGTCCAGGCCCAGTCCGCGCAGTTTCTTGGCCGCCTCGTGAAACGCTGGAAAGTTCAGGTCTGGTAGGCCTGTCATTGGGCCGCTGATGTAGATTTTCATGGTGTTTGGTGGTGAAGTGGCGGGCATGCCCGCCACTTGGTTGCGTCAGTGTCGGTCTCTATCCCCCCTTGGTCAGAACACTTCTTCTTCGGCGTCCGGCGCCTGATCGGCGTCCGGCGCTTGCTCGGCGGCTGGTGCAGGTGCTGGCGCCGGCGCAGGTGCGGTTGCCACATCCGTGGCGGCTTTCTGGCCTGATTCGGGCTGAGCCTCTTCCACTGGCTTGCTCTCGGCTTGCACAGGCTTGCTGCGTGCCTGGCGCGCTGGTGCAGCAGGCGCAGCGGCCTTGGCCTGTGCCGTAGCTGCTGCCTGCTGGGCTGTGGCGGTCAGAGCGGCGCCGGTGGCGGCGGTGGCGTCGTCCTTCTGGCCGAAGTATTCGCTCGCCTTGGCGCCTTCCTTGATGGCGGTGTAGATGCCCATCAGGTCGGCCAGCTCGTCAACGGTCGTGTTGTCCACGGGGTGGCCGAGGTAGTGCACCAGCATCTCGTTGTTGACGCCGAACTTGCCGAAGGCTGCGGCCATGGCGATCAGGCGCTCGCTGATCGGCTTCTCGCCACCACCTGCCAGCGTGCGCTTGGCTGCCTCAACACCGGCCGCGATCATGTGCTTGGGCATCAGCGCCAGGATGCGCCCGCGCATCTGCTTGCTGGCCACGTTGGCGATCTTGTTGTCGATGTCGGTCTGGTCGGTCAGGCGCTTGGGGCCATGCTTGGTGTCCGTCACGTGCATGACGGTGATCTGGCGGCTGGAGCGGTTGTTCTTCTCCATGTCCCAGGCGTAGACCTCGATCTCGCTCTTGCCATCCATGCGGCTGAGCTCGCGGTGGCCGTAGACGAAGTTGCCGTAGCAGCGGGCTGCTTCTTCTGCCAGGCGGATGCTGGGGCCGCTGCCTCGGTTGGGCACGCTGTAGAAGGCCGTGCTCGCAAAAGCCGGGCTGTTGCAGGCTTCCAGGAACTCGGTGATCGCGGCGGTGACGCTGCGCGGAAACTTCTTGGCCAGGGTCAACTGGCCCTGCGCCTCAGCAATCGCGCGCTCTTGCTCAATCGCCACTGCGCCGACGTTCATGCCGTGGGTGTTGGCAGGCATGCGGGCGAATGCCGGTTGTTCCTGAACTGCTGGGAGGTTGTCGCTCATAGGTGTCCTTGTGTGGTGGTGGGTTGATCAGTGGGCGGGGGTGTCGGCCTGCTCGGCTTGGGCGCCCTTGGTGAGTTGTTCACCGACGAACTGCAGGCCCATGATGTAGGAGTCGATCACGGCGCGGTTGCCGAACATCAGCGCGAAGGCGCCGTAGGGCTGTCCATCGCTGCCATTGAGGACCGTGACGTTGCAGAGCTGGCCGCTGGTGGCCATGGTGTGCATGACCAGCTCGACCGGCTGGCTCATGATCTGGTCGCCGTCCAGGTCGCCCATCAGCGCAGGGTGGTCGTGGAACGAGAACTCGACGTTGGGCCAGCCGTTGTCGTCGCGGTTGGACGGCACGCGAACCAGCTTGGCGTGGTTGCTCAGCTCGTGCCAGTGCATGTTGTTCTGGGCCCAGTCTTGGATTGGGAAGGAGTCGTCCTCAAACAGCTCGGCAGTGTCAGCCTCAGCAGCAGCCAGGTCGGCGAACTCGCCCGGGTGCAGCGCCAGCATGGCCGTGGCGCGGTTGCTGGCGACCACCGACGTGGGGATCTCAAAGACGTGGCCGGTGGCCATGGTGATCTGGATGAATTTTTTCATGATGGTTTCGGGTTGAGGGTTACTGCTGAGCAGATTGCGCGGCGCTGTTGACGGTGATCTGTGTGGCACCGGCTCGCGCTGCCATGACCTGCTTACCCACATCGGCGATGCCTGCGGCCTCGTACACGCGCACGGCGGTAGCGGCGTCGATGGCCAGTCTGGTCTGCTCGTCATTCTCGATCACCAGGGCCAGGTCAGACAGGGTGATGCCTTTTTTGTCGAGGGCACCCTTCGCTTTGTTGAAGATCGCATCCTCGATTTCGGCTGGGTTAGCATCGACCACGTCCAGTTCTCTCGTCAGGTCGGTCGCGACTTCCCGCAGCAGCTTGTCGATGATGATGTTCTCGGCCATCTCGTAGCGCTCACCCGTGCTTTCAGCGGAAAGCTCCAGGCTGCCGCCCATCTTGCCCAGGTAGCGGGCCTCGTTGATGAACGCCAGCGGGTTGGTGATGACGTAGGTGTAGGACAGTGTGGCCTTGCTCAGCACCTTCTTGGCGAACTGGGTCTTGAACTTGGCGTCACCTGCCATCGGCCAGTTGGGCAGCGCCACGGTGTAGCCGCACGGGTTGCCTGTGTGCTTTGGCACAGCGGATCCAACATCGAGCTTTTCCCAGGCTGCTCCGCAGTTGGTGGTCGAGATGACATGCACGTTCGATGGCGTGCGTGCGCAGCCCGTTGCCAGGATTGCGATTGCGGCGATGATGATGAACTTGATCACTTGTAGCTCCAGAAGTGCTTGGTTGCAAAGACGCCCACATAGGTCGTCACGGTTGCGGCGATGCCGTAAAAAAGCCAGGCGGCCCAGCCGATGGCGTGGCCGTTGCTGGCATTGCTGATCGCCGTGAAGGCGAGCCCCAGCATCACCAGCCAGAAGATGGCGATGCAAAAGCGAATTGCGTTTCGTGTGTGGCTCATGATTTTTTGGTTGCGTCAGCCGGTTATGTTGAAGTCTTGATTATATTTGATCAGGCGCCAGGGCCCGTGATTGAATTTGACTATTGGCAATGTGTCATCAGTCGGTGGTTTCGATTTTGAACGGCTGGTCGCTGACCCTGGTGATGAACAACTGGAGCCCGCTTTCCAGGGCGCTGGCTTTGAACGCGGCCAGAGACTCGGCATCAAGCAGCTCCAGGCCATCCACACACACGACCCCCAGATCCGCTGCACGCAGCTTGGCCAGCTCCACCGCAACATCCACCTGTTGCGCCGTGTTGAGACGATCGAACGGAACGCCATCGCGCAGGATCTCGCCGTCCTTGACCTCCAGGCCGGGGATGGGCAGGGCGGCCAGCAGGTCGGACTTGTACTGCTCGATGTCGGCCAGCGCCAAGGTCAGGCGGTCAGCCTCGATCTTGAGCTGTTCGTGCTCGGTGCGCATCGCCTCGATGGTTTCCAGCGTCTGCTTGCGGCGGCCGGCGGCCTCGCGGTCGTTGCGGATGACCTGGAGCTGCGTGTTGAGCGGCGCCGTCGCGGTGGCGCACTTGGCCGTTGCGTTCTCTCGTGCCGTGGCCGCCTTGGCTGACAGCTCGGCCAGCTCGGCGTTCACCGCGTCGACCTTGGCTTGACCGGATGCCTTGGCTTCGTCGATCAGTCGCTGCGTCTCCGCGCGGATGGCATCGATGTCGGCTTGCGCCTTGGTCTTGATGCCATCCAGCTTGGTGCTGATCTTGCCCAGGGTGATGTCGCGAGCGTCCTCGGCTTCGCGCACCTGCTCCTGCAGGCTTTCCTCGTCGCCTTCGACGCCATCCGGCGCCGGTGGCACCGCGGCCTCCAGCTGGGCGATGGTGTTGGCCTTCTCCCTGACCGCCCGGTTCGTCCCCGTGCGTTCGTCGTAAATTTTCTCGTGCACCTGGTTGATCACGTGCAGGGCGTGCAGGCCAGCTGCAGCCTTGACCTCGAACCCAGCGATCTGGCTCAGGTGCTCGGTGTCGGCCTCCAGGGGCATGGCCTCAAGCAGGGCCTTCACTCGGTCCTTCTTGGGCGCCAGCAGGAAGTCCACCGGGTTGACCGACAGAGAGTCAGTCAGCGCCTTGATCGTCTCGGCCGGGCGGGGCTGCTTCTTGCCGTCGCGCTTCACGCTGGTGGTGCTGCCCGATGCCGTGACGGTCTTGGAAATCTCCATGCCGTCGTCCAGCACCAGCACCACCTCGCCCTTCTCGGCGCCCTTGCGCAACAGTGTGGCGTCGTGCCCGCAGCCGGTGGCCGCCTTGATGGCCTCCAGCACGGACGTCTTGCCCGTGCCATTGGGGCCGCTGATCTGAGTGAAGCCCTTGGGGCTCAGTTCGAGCTCGTCGATACCGAGCAGGGATGAGATTTTGATGTGGGAGATTTGCATGGTGGGTTAGCGCCCGATGGCGCGTTGGATGAGTTTGTAGGTGGTGGTTGTGTTCGACCCGGCGAGCGTCTGGCGCCAGCTGGGGCACTCGGCGTCCATCGCGTCGCAGATGTCCTGCCATAGGTAGACCAGGTCGGCCCATGGCGTTGACACTTCAGCCATCTTGGGCAGCAAAGGCTTCAGCGATGGCACCTGCTCCAGCAGGAGGCGGCAGCGGCGGAAGTCTGCCGTGTCGTAAGGGTGGCCCTTGTGGGCTCCGCCCATGACGTTGTGGCCGGTCAGGTGCGTGAACATGGTGTTGCTGGAGATGCCGCGCTCGCCGATCTTCAGCCAGCGCGCGCCCTCGAACGTGCGGTCGCCAACACCGGTGAGCGCGTTGCCCTCGGCCTCATTGCGAAGCTCCGCAAGGTCTTCTGGCAGGCCAAACACTAAGTTGACGCCCATCACGCGGGCAATGTGGGCGTTAACAACCGAGCCCTCGGGCGCCAGCCCGGCCAGGTGCATGAAGGCCGCAGCTGGAACCGCACCGGTGATGATGATGCAGTTCTTGCGGTGCTCGATTGTGTAGGCCACGCGATCATGGCCGCCGATGAGTGTGATGTCAGTGGTCATGGTTCAGTAGCTGTAGACCAGCTTGTTCATTTCGTAGATCGGCAGCTTGGCCTCGATGACGTTGCCGCCGTCGACGCCTGGCCAGGTGTTGGTGCGTTCGCACTCGATGAGGCGCGCCAGGTCGCGCTGGTACAGTTGGCGGCCCAGGGCGAGCTGGTCCGCGGTTAGGTAGTGCACGGCCACGTCATAGGGGCGCGTCTTCTGCGCGGCGATGAAGGCAAAGCCACGCGGGGCGTCGATGCCGTACAGGCCTGCCAGCACGTCCAGATACCACGCCCCGGACACATGGTACCGGCGCTGCGCGATGGTGCGGCCGAACCCGGCCTCGCTCACGTCGTCCGTGGTCTTGAGGTCGACCACCCACTGGCCATTGCCGGTGATCGCGTCCGTGCGGCACTTTCGCAGCACGCCGTTGTGGTCAGTCCAGTAGAACGCCTGCTCGGTCTCGGCCCCCAGCAGCAGCGAGCCCGCTGTGTGGTGGTTGTTCACCGCGCGCAGCATGCCCATCATGTTCTTGTAGTCGCTGGCAGGCATCTCGATCTTGCCGGCGATGGAGCGGCGGTGCTCCTCCTCCAAGAACATCATGATCTTCTCGCGCGGGTAGCCAGCCTCCTCGACCAGGCGTCGCGCCAGCTCAGGCTTGGCGCCGCTGATCATCAGGCCGTTCTCGGTGAGCACCTTCTTCATGTCGTCGGCGGTGTTCAGCGCGTCAGGGTAGGCCGTCTTGTCGAAGCCCACCGCATAGGTGTGCTCGAACGTGCCAGGCTCCAGCACCAGCTTGTGCGTGCCGTCGCCGACAGCGAAGCAGTGCTTGTACTCGCGCGGCTCGCGGGCCGGGTTGACGTACTGGTCCCAGTAGTTGAGCGGGCTCACAGCGATGGCGTGCAGCCTGGTCGATGAGATGCCAGGGCCCGAGTGATAGGCCTCGTTGGACTGGCTCACGAGCCCATGCAGGCGCGGCGCCATGACGCCATCGGCATCAGGTTCAAGTAGCGTTGTCATGTGGTGGTTTGCTTGATGAAATTTGATCGAGTGATGCAATTGTGAATCAAAAATGATCAGGCAACAAGTGGCGTTGCTCAAAAAGTCACACGATTACGTGGCTGCCACCCACTTCATCTTGCGAAGTCACACTTCATCCCGGATGTTCACTATCTTTTTTTGACCAAGATGAACCGAATACAGTACACTCGCGAAAATTACTTTTTTTGATCAAAGGCAGAAATGAGTACCCCAGCACCCAAGCCGTTCGACGATCTGTTCAAGGAACGACTGGCGCGCATTGAGGCCGATGCGCACGCCGTCGGGCTGAACTTCACCAGCATCTGCCGCGAGGCCGGCATCAGCCGCGCGACGCCAGATCGGTGGAAGCGCGAGACGCCAAAGACCATCGAGATCCTGACCGTCATGGAAAAAATCGTCGCGGACAAAAAAGCCCTGATCGCTCAAGTCCAGCCCTGACAACCCAACAACACAAGGCGCGGACTGCTTAGTGATGCCGCGTTTTCATCATGCAACAAGAAACCACCAGCACGCAGCCGGCGGACCTCACGCCATGTGAGCACTGCGGCCACCCCTTCGACCAGCACGCACTTGGGCGCCATGGCTGTCCGAACTGCTGCGGGGAGGGGTTGGAGTGACGATCGCCCTCAGAGACTACCAGGAGGTCGCGGTCAACGAAGTGCGTGCGCAGTTCAAGGCCAGGGTCTTTGCTGTGCTGTTCGTCCTCCCGACCGGTGGTGGCAAAACGTACACCTTCAGCTACATCGCACACAGCGCCGCGCTGCTTGGCCGTGCCGTGTGCATCATCGTGCACCGCAAGGAGCTGCTTCTGCAGGCGTCTGCCAGCCTGACGGCCCTTGGCATTGATCACGGTCTGATCAGCCCCGACTTCACGCCAAAGCCGCACGCCCTGGTGCAGGTGGCCAGCGTCGACACACTGCAACTGCGGATGAAGAAGCGCGCCTACAAGTTCGGTCTGCTGATCTTCGACGAGGCGCACCACGTCATTGCTGGCAACAAGTGGGGCCGGGTCTATGAGCAGTTGGGCAAGCCTCCCATGCTGGGCGTCACCGCGACACCGGTGCGAACCGACGGCAAAGGCCTGGGCGAGCACGCCGGTGGTGTTTTCAAGGCCATGGTTCTGGGCCCGTCCGTCGTCGAGCTGATCGCCCGCGGCATGCTGATCAATCCTCACGTCTACGCCAGTCCGTTCGTGCCTGACTTCGAAGACGTCAAGACCGACAAAAATGGCGGCGACAACCTGGTGGAGCTGGCCAAGCGAGTCGACAAACCGAAGATCACCGGCTCGGCCGTGGCGCACTACACAGAAATCTGCCCTGGTGCCAGGGCTATCGTGTTCTGCAGCGGCATCGAGCACGCCAAGCACGTTCGCGATGAGTTCAACGCCGCTGGCTACCGGTTTGAGTTGCTGGTGGGCGCGCCGCACATGAGCGACACCGAGCGCACTGCGGTGAACAAGCGGCTGCGCCGCGGTGAGATCAATGGCGCCTGCACGGTCGACCTTGTCAGCGAGGGCTACGACCTTCCCGACCTTGAGTGCTGCATCATGCTGCGCCCCACCGCCAGCGAGGCCCTGTTCCTGCAGCAGGTGGGCCGGGTGATGAGGCCGTCGCCAGGCAAGACTGAATGCTGGTTGCTTGATCACGTCGGCAACGTCGGCAAGCTGCTGGATGACGGCAGCTTCAAGCGCAAGCACGGCCTACCCAACGAGGATCGGGGCTGGACCCTCGACGGCCGCAAGAAAAAGAAAAAGAAGGGCGAGCCTGACGAGGTCGAGGACAAGGTCGACATCAAACAGTGCCCCAAATGCTACACAACGCATGAGGCGGCGCCAGCGTGCCCCAAGTGCGGTCACGTTTATCCTGCTGTGGCCGCCAGGTCCCTGGATCATGTCGACGGCAAGCTGACGCTGCTCACTGCTGACATGCAGATGGCTGAAGATCGCAAGCGCCAGGCCAGTGCCCAGGCCGCCGCGCGCACGGTCGAGCAGATGGTCAAGGAACTCGGCTACAGCGAGAAGCGCGCCGAGGCCATCATCAAGCACCGTGAGGAGAAGACGGCGCTGCGCCAGTCGATCATCAGGGACGTGCAGGACTGGCAGCAGCGCACCGGCCAAACCGCCCAGCAGGTCCTCGGCATCTACCTCTCAGACCTCAAGATGATGAAGCCCAAGGGGCTCAAAGAGCTGCGCGAGAAGTTCGACCAGCACCGGCTGGCGCACCTCGGTGCCCGGCCCGGCGATGATGTCGAGTTTGCGCAGTACATGCAGGACAGCCTGCTTCCAACCAATTCCCAACCTGGCGGTGAACCCGCTTTCTGAAAGACCACATGGCAAACGACCTCAATCAGTGCACATTCATCGGCCGCTTCGGCAAAGACCCCGAGCTGAAGTATTTCCCCAGCGGTGACGCCGTCGTCAACACGTCCATCGCCTGCGGCAAGTCCTGGAATGACAAGCAGTCAGGTGAGAAGAGGGAGGTCACCACCTGGGTGCCATTGGTGTTCACCGGCAAGCCCGCCGAGGTGATCGCGCAATACTGCAAGAAGGGCAGCCAGATTTACGTGTCCGGCGAGTTCACTGTGCGCAAATGGACCGACAAGGATGGCAACGACAAGTACCAGACCGAGGTCCGAGTGATGAACTTCCAACTGATCGGCGGTAAGGCCGACGGCGCCGGTGGTGGCCAGGCTGCAGCGCCTGCGCAGCGTCCGGCTGCTGCGCCACGGCCGGCGGCGAGTCAGGACATGGACGATGAAATTCCGTTCTGATCAAAAATGAGTAACGCCAACGAAACCCAAGTGGGGGGCTCCCACTACAAGGACCTGGGCGACTTTCATCCCTGGGATGTGCTGAAGCACTGGCTGACGCCCGAGGAGTACCGCGGGTACCAGAAGGGCGTGGCCATCGCCTACCTGGCGCGCGAGCGCTCCAAGGGCGGCGAGCAGGACATCAAGAAGGCGGCGCATCACCTGCAGAAGTTGATCGAGGTGATCGGTGAGCAGGCTGCGGCCGCCGTCCACTACATCGGCGAGGACCGTCGCAAGGCGCCGCGATCGACCGTGGAGGCGTTCGGGCTCCCACCCGTGGGTCAATCGCCATACTCCGGTGGCTGGCTGCCATGGAACGGAAAGGGTCGCCCGGTAGACCTGGCCGCCAAAGTCGACATCAAGCTGCGCAATGGTGAGGTCCATGAGCAGGCCTCGGCGAGTGACCTGATCTGGTCGCACACTGAGGGTGACCGGAACATCATGTTCTACCGCCTATCGCCGCCCGCGGTGCCGGCCACCTGATGGCCGCCGAAGGCAACGTACTGCGCGCGGTCTGGCTGGCCGTGGCGCGGACGACCACGCTGTTCCGTCTCAACACCGGCATGGCATGGATGTCCGGCCTGGGCCCCAAGGGCGTGCGCAAGCTGGAAGACGGCTCGGTGCACATCCTGCAGGCCCGGCCCATCTCGGTTGGCTTCACCAAGCCTGACGGCAAGCCGGTGGTTGGCGCTGCTGACCTGCAGGGGTGGACCACGATCACGATCACACCTGAGATGGTTGGTGCACGGGTCGCGGTCATGACATCGATTGAGGTCAAAAGGACAGAGGGTGGCCGGGTCAGTGGTGATCAGGCGAACTGGCGCGAGGCTGTCCAGCGCGCCGGCGGCATCGCTGGCGTGGCCAACAGCCCAGAGGCAGCCCGAGAAATAGTGGCGAGCTATCGACCACCGCGCTGTGGTTGATGGAGACTTTGAGGCGGCATCAAAAAATCACGCATAATCATTTTTCTGCACGCGATTCCTGAGATGCGACTCGCGTGCGTCATGACAAGTTTGGCGGCGATCTACCTGGCGAGGGAAAAGCTCTACTGCGGAGCCTGATCGTCGCACCCATTACCAGCAGAACCGGATTGCAGACCCGATGACAACAACCATTCAAGCCCGTGGTGCCTCTGTCGCCAGCGTGGAAGCCGGGAGCGTCGATGAATGACGCAACCACCAGCACCGAGCGAGTCCGTTCTGCACTGAGCCGACTGGATTTCACTGATCGCGATGTCTGGGTCAAGGCCGCGATGTGCATCAAGCACGAGTTCGGCGATGCCGGATATGACATCTGGGACGAGTGGGGCGCTCAGCACGGCCGGTACCAGGCCAGCGCAGCCAAGGCCGTGTGGCGCTCGGTTGGCGACGCCGGCAAGGTCACGATCGGCAGTCTGTTCTTCGACGCCAAGGCCGCTGGGTGGAAGGACACCACAAAATACAAGCCACCATCCCGCGAGGAGATTGAGCGTCGCAATGCTGCCGCTGCCGCACGCGCTGAGGCCGCCGAGCGTGAGGAGGCTATCGCGCGCGCCGCAGCGGCCGAGCACGCCCAGGCTCTATGGGATAGGTCCACTGAGGTGGTCGGCCAGGATCACCCGTACCTGGCGCGCAAGGGCATCGCTTCTCATGGCCTTCGCGTCGGCACGTGGGATGTGGTGAACCCTGACACCGGCGAGGTGCGCACGCTGTCCAAGCGCGCCCTCCTGGTGCCCATCCGCGACGCCAAGAAGCGCATCCACTCGATGCAGGCAATTTTCCCCGGCAAGATCGGCGACCGCGACAAGGACTACCTGCGCGACGGCGCCAAGGCCGGGATGTTCTACAGCATTGGCAAGCCTGTGGTGGCGAGCGTCGGTGGGCAGCAGCGCGCTGTGATCGTCATCGGCGAGGGCTATGCCACCATGTCCAGCATCCACGAGGTGACGGGCCATGCCTGCATCGTGGCGTTCGACGCCGGCAATGTGGTGCGCGTGGCCAAGATCATGCGGGAGAAGTTCCCCGAGGCGTGCCTTCTGTTCGCCGCGGACAACGACCAGTGGAACACCGACGCCAAGGGCAACCCAACGAACCCGGGCGTGACCAAGGCGAGCGAGGCCGCTGCGCTTGTCGACGGTCTGGTGGTGGTTCCGGCCTTCGGTCGCAACGATGAGCGGCGACCCAAGGACTTCAACGACCTGCACCAGCTGTGCGGCGAGGAGGCCGTGTTCATCGCCATCGCTGATGCGCTGAACCCGCCACCAGAGGCTGAGGGTGCCGCACCGGCTGAGGAGACAGCCCCATGGGAAGGCGAGCCCGAGGCCGCTGCAGCACCTGCTGCGCCTGCAGTGGTCGACGATGACGACGACGGCCTCCCCGAGCACAATGGCCACTTCACCATCCTCGGCTACAACCGGCGCACCTACTACATTTTCCAGCATGGCAAACGCCAGATCGCCGAGGTCGGCAAGGGCGAGTTCGGCATGTCCGGCCTGATCGACCTGGCGCCGCTGAACTGGTGGGAGATGACATTTCCCGGCAACAAGGGCGCGATCGACACCAACGCGGCCACCGAGTTCATCATCCGCACGGCCGAGAAGCGCGGGATTTTCGACACCGAGAAGGTCCGCGGTCGCGGCGCATGGATGGATGACGGCCGCGTGGTCTACCACCACGGCAGCCACCTGTCGGTCGATGGCCAGCCGGTTGACGTCACGCGGATCCCGTCGAAGTACGTCTATGAGCTGGCGCAGTCGATGCAGGCGCCGGGTGACGCGATGCTGACCGATGCAGAGGGGCAGCGCATCATCGACATCATCAAGATGTTCCGTTGGAGCGTCGATGGCAGCGCCATGCTGTTCGCCGGCTGGCTTGCACTGGCGCCAATCTGCGGGGCTATTCCGTGGCGCCCGCACGTGTGGATGACGGGTGGTGCAGGGTCTGGCAAATCCAGCCTGGCCAAGTTCGGCCACTCGCTGCTCAAGGGGACTGACGTTTTTGCCCAGGGCAACAGTACCGAGGCCGGCATCCGCCAGCGCCTGCGCGCCGATGCCCGCCCGGTCATCATGGACGAGTCCGAGTCCAACGAAGAGGGCGATGCTCGCCGCGTGCAGTCCATCCTCGGCCTGATCCGCCAAGCCTCGACCGAGTCCGATGCCGAGACCCTGAAGGGCACCACCGACGGCGGCGGCATGACCTATCACATCCGGTCCATGTTCTGCCTGGCGTCCATTCAGGTCGCGCTCAAGCACAAGGCCGACATCGACCGACTCACTGTGCTGTCGCTCAAGTCGGGCAAAGCCGAGGACACCTCGGCCGGCGGCGACTGGGAGAAGATGAAGGAGGCCATGTACCAGATCAGTGGCCGCGAGGACTCAACAGTCAGGGCGCGCCTCCTGCGTCGAAGCATCGACCTGCTCAAGGTCACGCTCCAGAACATCGATGTGTTCTCGTCCGTCGGCGCCCAGGTGTTCGGCAGCCAGCGCGACGGTGACCAGTACGGCGCGCTGCTGGCCGGCGCCTGGTCGCTGGTGTCGACCGAGGTGGCCAGCAGAGAGCAGGCCCGCGCCATGTTCGACGCCCACAACTGGCAAGAGCTCCGCGACAACGCCGACGGTGACGAGTCTCAGCGTGCGCTGGCCGCACTCATGGGGGCTCACGTCCGAGTCAAGGGCGGCATCGAGCTCACGGTGTACGAGCTGGTGATGGCCGCCAGCGGAAACAAGACCGACATTGCCGACCTCAACGACCTCACGGCCGACGCGATCCTCCATCGATACGGCATGAAGGTAAAAAGCGGCTACTTGGTGCTGGCCAACAACTCCGATGAGCTCAAAAAGCTCATGCAGGGGACCACGTTCGAGGCCGACTGGCGCGGCGTGCTTCTGCGCGTGGAGGGCGCCGACAAGAACAACAACCGGTCTGAGCGGTTCAGTGGTGTGCAGACCAAGTGCATTCGCATCCCGCTGGAGCCCCTGGTGGGTGCTGTCGCTGTGCCTGTGCAGGAGGCGTTTTGATGGCGGGCAGTGAGCGGGTCCCCGCCGCTGCCAGGCGCAAAATCGAGCGCCTGGAGCGCGAGAACGAGGAGCTGAGGGCCGAGCTCAAGGAGCACCTGCGCATCTACGGAGAAGCCCTGGGCGAGTTGGTCACCTACAAAATCCGCTGTGAGCAGGCCATAAATGTGCTCAAAGGCCTGGACGAATGAAAAAACCCGCTCAAGGCGGGTTCTTTTTTTGCTGCTTGGCCAGGTGCTCCTGCAGCCCTTGCTCAACCTGCCCCAACTGATCTAGCAGGGACCGCATTCGCTGGCTGGGCTCAGGGGTGGTGGGTGGGTCGGGTTGGCTGGTGGTGGGCGCCGGGGCTGGGGCGGTCAGGTGGCGGCGGCGGAGGAGGCTGGATCGTGCCATGTCTTAACGCTCAGGCAGGCCAGCAGCATCGAACAGTAGACCAAGTGCGTGCTCGCATGGAGCCACGCTGCCAGTCGATCCGAGTTCACCGAGCTCGGTTTCGTACACCTCTTTGATGGCAGCGAGCAGGGCGTCAAGCCGCACCTGCAGCCGGTCAGCCTCAGACTTTCGCACCAGGGTGGTCACGCTTCCGTGGTTGCGGGCTGCGTAATCAATCGATCGTTCGCAGTCGAGGAACACGGCGTGGGTGTTGACCGCGCCATGTGGCAGGTCCACCAGGTAAGCTGCGGGCTTCATGGCGTCAGGGCGCGGATGAACGCGGCCAGTTCGGAGCCCCAGACCTGCAGGATGCCACCCCAGAACGCGCTCAGCACGATGAGGATGCCGACCCAGGACCAGTCGAGACCCTTGGGCTCGGCCATGGTGATCGGGCCTGGCACAGGCTGCTTTGGTGGTTGCTTCGCCACCGGCTCGCTGCGGTGCGTCCTGATGTACCCGTGGTCATACCGCGGCGGGTGCTGCAGCGGGTGAGCCAGCGGCGCCAGGTGCGCAGCCAGATCGTCATCGTGCGTGGGTGGCGCGCCGTGCTTCGCTTCGCACCGGTTGAACAGCGCCTGGATGGGGTGGTCGCTCATGTCGACAGCCCCACAAACAGCGCAGCGCCCAGGCAGACGCCGATGACGATGGAGAGCAAAAGCCCCCGCACCAGCTCAGTGCTGGCAGGAGGCTCGGGTGTGTAGTGTTGGCGCATGGTGGTCTCGGTGGTCACAATCCAAGGCCCCGACACGTGCGGGGCTATGGGCTGGGATCAGGATGCCTGCTGGGCACGAACACGGTGCCAGACGTCGCTGGCGATCTGCTGGCGGGCCTCTTGCGCCCACTCGCTGCGACCTTCGTGAAGCTCGCTGAGCATGCGCACCGAGTGAGCGTGCCAGGCCTTCACGCCCTGCACGATGATGGCGTCACGCTGCGCTTCGCTGGCGTTCAAGAATGCAGCTGGATCCTTGGCGATGTTGTCACGCAGGAACTGGGCCAGGCAAGCCATGGCGCCAGGGTCGACGTTGAACTGGCGGGCCATGGCGGCGATGTCGTGGGCTTGGGCGTTGCTCATGCTTCCCTCCCAAGCAAAACAGAAGGAACGACCAGCGAACCGTCGCTGTAGAAGATCCAGGACACTTCACGACGCTGGACAATCGACTCGGCGACTGCCAGGGCCATCTGCACGTACTGTTCACTCATCACAATCTCCTCAAAAACAATCAATCAACGCCCTCATATTACTCTTTTTTGATCATGCGTGCGGATTATCCTTGCTCTGCTGTCGGGTATTAGTCGCCCCAGTATTCGCGTGCGTGGGCGTCGAATGCTTCGCGCGCAGCGACATCGGCGGCCAGGAAGTCTGAATACGCCTTGGAGCACTCAGGCCTGGAGCACACAGCGACGCTGATGCCGTTCCACCAATGCAGGCCGGTGGTGGCCTTGCAGCCCCAGCAGCGCCAGGTTGGCTGCTGGTGCTCGGCGTTGATCTGGTCGGGGGTCATGCGGCCACCAGCACGGCCTTGTACTGGTCCGTCTCCAGCTTGTCGCCCAGGTAGGGCTTCAGCTCGGCACGGGTGTATTTGCCGGCGTCGCCGAAGCTGACCACGCCAGTGCGGGGGATGAGGGTTGGGGTGGTGGTCATGGTCAGCCACCGATCGACAGCAGCCAGTCGCGCGCGGCAGTGTCTGCGCGCTGCTGGTCGTCGTGCGTGCGGCACTGGTTGAGCACCGCCTGCAGGTGCGTTATGGCCACCCGGGCGGTGGCTCGGGCGGCCTCGGCGTGGCGGGCGTTGGTTTGGGCTGTTTCTCGAAGCTGGGAGACGCAGTTATTCAGACGCTGGATCTCATCTTCAAATTGTTGGATCTGACGCTTGCTCATGGTGGTGGTTGATCAGTGGTTGAGGGTGGCGCGCAGACGCTCGGCCGCGCTCACAGCAGGCATCGGGTTGGGCCCAACGCCAGCCAGGCCGGAAACCTGCACGGTGTCGATGATCAGGCGGCCCTCGTTGATCATGGCCTCGCTGTCGAATTCAACGCGAACGCGCGCGCCGGCTTGTGCTGCCTTGTCGATCAAGGCTCGGATCTCTTGCGTGTCGGTCATGGTGCTCCTTCGTTGATCACACTCGCCAGCCCACCAGGTGATGGGCTGAGCGGCTGGGGTCAGGCGGCTTTTTGGTAGTTGTGGGTTTCGACCCAGTACATCTCAGCGTGGCGGCGGTGCCATTCGGCTGGGACGGCGGCATCCACTGCGCGGGCGAATTGGCGAATCGCCTTGCGCTGCATGGCGGTGATGCTGGCTGTTCCGAGCTTGTTCTGTGGGACATGGAAGGACCAGCGGCCAGCAACCAGGTTGCCACAAACGCGAGCGCCGTTGCAGTCCAGTTGCAGGCTGATGCTGCTGGCGTCATCGAACACCTGGCACATGGCAACCGAGTAACCGGCTGGTGCCAACTTGCTGAGGTCTTGCGTGGTGGGCATATCGTTCTCCTGTTCTCGGGTGTGTGGTGGTTGGGTCAGGCTGCCTGCAGCAGGCGGGCCCGCAGGGCATCGACGCGCTCTGGATTCATCCACCGGTTGGGGTTGTGTCAGCCAGGTGGCGCAGGCGAGCCCAGTAGGCGTTTCTCGCCAGGTCTTGGTGCATCGGGTTGACGCCCTGCTCGTTCATGCTGTCGATCAGGTTGTCCTCGTGGGAGGCGACTGAGTCCTCGTATTCAAACAACTGATCGATGGCTGCCGATGCACTTTGCTCAGCGAATCCGACTGCCTGCTCTCTGTTCCACATCTCGTTCTCCTTAACCCTTGCCTTTATTATGATCTTTTTTGATCAATCCAGGCATGCGGGATTGATCTTTTATGATGGATTTTCGCTATCACTATCACCACCGTGATAGTTGATAGTGAGTGATAGTGCGCAGCACCACCCGCGCCAGAAGTTCAATGGTGGCGCGGGGTTGGGGTGCTATCACTCTGTGGCGTGTGCGGCGTGGGCTGCCTTCGGCGCGCCTTCATCCGTGCGGTACACCAACATCGTGCCGTCGTCCTGCAGGCGGCAGCGGATGGTCCAGCCGGTTTGCGCAGACTTGAAGGAGCACGCTGAGCGAAGGCGTGTTCGCTCATTTGTTGGGACACCCCCAAAAATGATTTGGGGCGAAGTGGCCAGCCTGTCCAGGTTGTACTTGTTGGATCTGGCTGGAATGGCTGCTACCTGCTCTGGGTTGACGCCGTCCGTTCTGATGACCCGGATGGCATCACCCTCGCGCATGCAGCGGAAGGTTCGACCAAGTCTGGCTGCTGTCTGAGATGCGTTGACGCGTACACGTTGGTGGCTCAATGGCGGAACGTTGATCAGCACGCCTGAGCCAGGCTCAAGTTCAGCAATCTCGGGGTATGCGTGAGCGCCCCGCTGAGCTGGAGCCAGTCGGGTGGCAATGATGCCGCTTTCGGTGAGCTGGATCCTCAGTCGGATGCCACGGGCTCGGCCGAAACTCTTGGCCTCGGCCTCCGTTCTGGTCGGGTGGCCGCTGATCTGGACGGAGTCTCCAGTGTCGGCCAGTGTGAGGATTTTTCGGCGGATCTCTGACCTGTCGAACGTCATGGCGCCAATTTCAGCACCACTAGCGGAATTGCTCAGCTTCATACAAAACCCTTCATAATCAACGCCTTGCGGCGGTTTTCAAAAAACAAACCCATGATACTCGCGCCCAATTAAACCCCCAGAAAGACACTTTATTTACACAACTTGATCTTTTTAAAAGATTGAGTTATGTAAATAATAAGAGTTACCCAGGGGGGAGTCTCTTAATAATAATAATTTAGTTCCTATTGTTTTATTTTATTAGAGAAATCAACGACTTAGCCCCGAAACCGCGCCGGAACTTCGCGGATCCGCGGTTCCGATGCAAGTGACCATCAATGTCAGGTCATCGTGCATGCCTGAGATAAACGGAACACCAGCAATGTCCTCGTAATCGCGGGTGGCCTTGATCGTCGCGGCAATCCTGGATTTGCTGCCGCACACGAAAAAGTAGTCCCCAGTCACCATGGCCTCGAACGGGTACATCTTCGGGCGCGCCCGATCATCAATGCATGCGTTCAGCACCTTCGTGCCGTGCCGATTGAAAAAGAAATTGACCCTGAACAGCTTTCGCTTCGTTCCAGCCGATGCAGGCTTCTTCTTCGCCTTACCTGGTCGATCAAGCGTCAGGCTGATCAAGGTCACCCGGTACATGAGCGATCCATCACGCAACTTTCTGTTCCTGGTCGAAAAACGCCGACCAAGAAGTTGCGTGTAGCTGCTACTCAGGCTCATCAGGTTGCCGCCAGCGCAATCGGACTCGTGAACATCGAAGTAGTCGCCAACGTTCTCCATGAGCCTGAACGGCGCCATGGCGCGACCAGTGTTCGGGTGCCTGTTGCCTTGTGCGTCAAAGTAAAACATGACCCGGGCCAAACGCGGGTGGAATTTTTTATGCATGATGAATGTATACGTTCATGGTTGTACGTTCGATCAGTGTATCACCATCAAGCGAGGGCGCGTGGGCACCTTCACGCAACATCCCCCGAAACCTCTTGCTCAAATCCGGGCGAAATAGGCTAGAATTTCAATCAGATTTGATCAAGTGGGGCCCGGATGGTCGATTACTTCACAATGCAAAACGTGCCCGGGAAGGTGTTCTTCCAGTGCGATCGCATGCGCGCCAAGCTATCGACGGCGGCTTGTGAGGCCATGTGGCGCAAGGCGGATGAGTTCAACGACGGCACCAATGGAACGTGCCGGCTGTGCCCCATCGGCGCCGTGCATGCCGGGGAGGTGGCTGCCAGCATGAGCCCGCTGAAGGGGTCAATGACCTGCTCGCGGTGCCATCGGACGGCGATGCGGTTGATCGGCGGCATGCACTGCCCGAGCTGCTACAACCGGCAGCGCGAGTACCTGGTCGGGCGCAACGGCCGCGGCAAGGCCCCGGTCAAGATCGGGAGACTCGACGCCCGGGTGGTGCGTTTCATCGCCGGCAGTGACGTGCGATCCATTCGCCTGCCACTGACCAGCGACATCGACGAGCTGGTGGTCACCGTTCTGAGGGACAGCCGCAACTCGGTTTGCTTTGCCTTCAACAACGCACCGCCCCCGGGCCTGGTGCAGGCGAGGTTGTGGTGAGCCGGGCCCGTCGCGAGCCCGTGCAGGGTTGGGTGCTGACCGAGCACGCTTGTCGCGTGTGCTTCTCTCGTGTGCTGATGCGCGAGGCGTTCGACATGAAGCGGATCTACCGGTGCTCAGGGTGCGGTGTTGAGCGGGAGGGTCGCAGCGAGGCAGTGATCTGCGCGTGCGGCATGAAGCTCAAGACGGGGGTGGATGCCGGCGTGCGTTGTGCACGCAACCCGGCGCCAAGCCCTGAGTTTCCTGCCGAGATCACTGCTGCCATGCTTGTGCCGTCGGTTAAAACAGCTACCTAAGCTGATGATCTGTGGCCGCAAACCCAGCATTCATGCGGCATTGCGGCCGATCGACCAATAGTTCGGGCGCACATAGGGCGCACATTGATTATTTATGACCAACAAACCCAACACGATGCGATGCGCGGTCTGCGGGCGGATGCTGATGCGGGCCGCCGCGCTCAAGGGCGGCCAGCCCGTGGGGCGGACCTGCGCGATCAACAAGGGCCTGCTGCAGGTCCGAGCGCGCAGCACCCAAGGCGAGCTTGACCTGGGCGTCACGCTGGTACCGGTGAGCCACCCGGCGCCGTGCGCAAACACCATCGACCTTTTCGAGGCTGCCACATGAACCTCAACGGCTACACCTTCCGCTACACGGCCAGCCTGGCGCGAGTGGCCAGCATCATGGACCTGATGCAGGCGAGCCCACGAACCCGCGCCGAGCTGGCTGCAGCCACCAGCATCGGCATCAACGCCATGGGGCGCTACCTGGCCGCGCTCAAGGCAGAGGACAAGATCCACATTGCCGCATGGCGCCAGAACTGCCCCGGGAGCCCAAGCCCGGTCTATGCCGCGGGCCCCGGCAAGGACAAGCGCAAGCCGCGGCCGATGACCGAGGCGCAGAAGCAGAAGCGGTCTCGCGAGAACAACCCCGAGCGCGTGATCAGGGATACCCAGCTCAAGCGTCAGGCGCGGGCCAAGCTGCAGCGCGACCCGCTGACGGCGGCATTGTTCGGGGCGGCGGCGTGAAGCGCATGCGCGCTGTCCTGCTGGCCCTGTGGTTGCGGGTGCTGGCCGGCTGCCTGCCCTACGTGCTGGGTCCGGATGCTCGCGGCGCCATGCTGGCGGCCTGGCACAGGTGGATTCGATGACCGCGGCCTGGCTCATCAAGGCGGCGTGACGCCACACTGCCACCATGGACGACACCGACACTTTCGAGCCATTCCGCTTGCCGGATGAGGACAGCCACCCGGCCACCATCGCCGCGCGCCTGATGCGTCACCCGGTCCACCAGCACCTGGGCGACAACGACGTGTCGTTCGGGTGGCTGATGCGCATGGACGAGAAGCGCAAGGGCGGCAAGGTGGAGTTGGGCAGCGTGCACGCTGTCAAGACCATGGCACAAGGCGGGTTCAAGGATCTGTTCCTGCAGTTGCTGGAGCGCATGCTGGGCCACCTGCCCGAGTTCATCGTCGTCATCAACCACGCATGGTGGGAGCAGGCCACGGATGAGCAGCGCCGGGCATTGGTCTGGCACGAGCTGGCGCACGTGAAGCAGGCCCTGGACAAGTGGGACGCCCCGCGCTTTGACCGCGACGGCCTGCCGGTTTGGGCCATCGTCAGTCACGATCTTGAGGCCTTCCGCTCAGAGCTTGTCGAGTTCGGCGCCTGGCGAGAAGACATCGCCGACTTCCTCAACGCCGCCCGCACCTCTGGAGCCTGACCATGCCCTTACCCATCGCCATCTGGATCTGGTGGAGCGTCATGCTCGGCCTGCCGAAAACTTCGCGTCGGCATGACACAAATGATCAAAATTGATTCATAATCGAAGCGCGTGCCGGGCGCTTCCCGGTGATCACGTCAACCACCATGAGCACCACCGACCAATCCATTGAGGCCGAGATCCAAGCCAAAGGCCTGACGGCGCCGCGAGTGACGCCAGAGGACATCGCGGACGCCATCGTCGGCACCTACTGGTTCACTGCTGCTCAAGGCGCGCACAACGCCGGCTACCGCCTGGAGCCCGACGCACAGAGTCATCCGCTCCAACTGCTGACCTTCTGTGTGCTTCAGCTTCGCAACGGTTTCACCGTGACGGGCGAGTCTGCGTGCGCCAGCCCCGAGAACTTCAATGCAGACATCGGCCGCCGCATTGCCCGTGACAATGCTATCGCCAAGGTCTGGCCCCTGCTGGGCTACGCCCTGCGTGAGCGCCTGGCGCAAGGCGGTGCAGCGTGAGCGCGCCACACACCCAAGGGCTCCTGACCGTCCGCGAGAACGGCGACGCGAACAGCTACGCCCTGATGGACGAAACCGGAAACTGGCTCATGAGCCTGCTGCACAATGGGCAACAGGTGACCGAAACCCAGCAGGAGAACCTGCGACGGCTGGCTGTCTGCTGGAACGCTTGCGAGAGCATCCCTACTGCGAACCTGCAAAAGCACGAGGCCGACCCGGCGCCGATCTTCGCGCTCCTCATGGAGACGGCAGCCCAGCGTGACGAGCTGCTGGCCTCCCTCAAGGCTGTCATGGATTACGACTGCCCCATCACCGGCGACTTCACGCATGCCGACCTGATCGAGCACTGGGAGCACGAGAAGGCCCAGGGCAGGGGCGAGGCCGACATGCGCATCACTGCGCTGAATGTCATCGCCAAGGCTGAGCGGGGTGGATCATGAGCTTACGCATCGACGTCATCCGCCTGACTGGCGATGCTGGGTTTGGCGCCACGCTGACCCATGAGCACCTGGACGCGCTCACACGACTGGTCGACATGGCCCAGGCCGCCGAGCGCGAGGCCTGCGCGAAGGTGTGCGACGAGCGCGCATCATCCGCACCAATTGGAAGCGACGAACAGTGCGAGGCCGAAGACTGCGCCGCCGCCATCCGCGCAAGGGGCACGCCATGACAGAGATCAAACGATCAAAGCATGCGCACCTGGCGCCGAGCCAATACTTCAGGTCGCTTGATGACGCGATTGTTTTGGCGCTTGGGGACGCTGCCCCCATTGACCGTTTCTCCCTTGGGGCCATTCCGACGGTTCAATCTGCCGCTCAGCAACTGGCGGAGGCAAACACGGAGCCGAAGTTCTTGAGAAAGTGGTCTGCAGAGCTGGAGATCAAGCATCGCCTGACAGCCTTGAGCAAGCGAGGGCTGATTCGATATGACGTTTCAAAAAAAGGATGGGTTCTGCCATGAACTTTACCCGCGAAGACTATGAGCACGCGGCCCGGGCGGCGGGGTATCACATCGCATCAGCTTGCGAAGGGTCGCCAGTTGTCGCATTCATTGACGGGAACCCATGCGACTGGAACCCACCCGAAGACGACGGCGACGCGCTGCGGCTGGCAAACCGCCTGCGTATTTGCGTCGAGTTTGGCTATTGCGAAGATGACGCACCCGTGATCTGGGTCGGGCTCATCGAGGACCGCCGTAATTGGCCACGGTACGCACATTTTCCTGACCCTAATGCAGTCACCCGCCATGCCATCTTCCGCGCCGCCATCGCCATCGGGAGGGCCATGCCTGCGCCGAGCGCTGCTCATGAGGCAGTCGCATCGATCGAGCGTACATTTGCCATCGACGCGCCCGGCCTGCGCCCGAAAACATTCTCTGGCATCGCTGCCACAGTGGAAACCGCCCCAGATCAACAGCTTGAGACGCTGAAGACGGGGTCCGCATTATGACCACCGACCCCTACCTGCTGCTGTACCTGTACGGCTTGGTGTGCATCGGCCTTGGCTTTGCATTTGGCATGCTTGCCACCGCCAGGCGCTGGCGCCCCTCTGGATACCAGCCGATTGATCGCGGTCAGGGCCAACCCTCCGAACCTCCACCAAAAAAGCCATGATCGACCCCGACCGCCCCATGCCGCCCGAGCCCGAGATGCTGAACAAGGTGCTGCCGGCCGGTGGGCCCATGGTGTCCACCTGGTGGGCCTGCCCGGTCTGCGCCGTGAGCAAGAAGGGCGCGCCACCTGCATCGTGCGCATGCACACCTCAACACCCAAGCTGCCCCATGGCGGGCACCACACCATGAACCTATTCAACTTCCTCGCCCGCGGCACTGCCGGGGCCAAGACCGACGCCGACCGGCGCCAGGAGCGCCTGGACCAGAAGGCCGAAGACGCCCGCGCCCTCTGGATCCACTCCCTGCAGGTAGACGAGATGCGCGCATGGGCGGACCTGGGTGAGTCGCAGCACAAGACGCTGTCCGGATTGGCCATCCTGCTGACCATCGCGGGCTTCTGCCACGTGCACGACGGCGGCACGGTCGAGACGCCCGAGCTGCGCATCATCCGCGGCGCGATCAGCACCATCGAGACCTGCGGGCGGCGCCATGGTGTGATCAGCGAGGTCGACGTGGTGACCTTCCAAGTCGCGTGCCGTCACGCCAAGGGGATCATCCGCAGCGCCACGGTGCCGG